CTATCTCATCTGAACTAGGCGCAGGTTTAGATTCTTCTTTAGGTGGATTAACTGACTCAGGCCAAAGTTCCTCCAAGACATCCATTGTGTTTGGTCTAGGTGCAGGTGGAGTTGTAGAGTCAGCTTTAGCTTTTGGTTTCCCAATTATATTATGCCTCTTGCCTGTGCTCTTATCTAGAATCTGAACTTTGTCTGATCCGGTGGCACGGATTTCAGCTTTTTCCTCATCACTAAACTGGTTCTCACCTCTATATTCTTCAACCTCAACTACTGGTCTGTCTTGGGTTGCTTCTTCTGCTTCTTCTTCACCGAGGAGTCTGCTTGCAGTAGACCTCAAAGATTTTAAACCTGGAAGAAATCCTGAAACGTCAATTTTACTTTCAGCCATACCTCTGAGCTTGTCTTCGTAAGAATTAGAAACCATTTTAATTGCTGCTGAAGTCAAAAGTTTATTGATTTCTTCAGGAGAAGTTAATGTCCCAAGTGTTTTAGAGTACAACGCTACATCTTCATTAGTTAAAACGCCAACCTCCCCAAATACGCCACGAGCTAAACCGGGAATAATTTTAGTAATTTGAGCTTTAAGCTTTTGCGCTTTTACATCCCACGGATTAGCAGATCGAAAAATTCCAACAATTGGACCAGTGTCTCCCACTACTTTCAATTGTTCTTGAAGTTCTCCTAATCGAGTGAGTGTAAATTTATATTTACCTAATGTTACACGCTCACTCCCATCAGGTGCTTTTGTGTGAACATTTGACGCTCCAATAATTGTGTCAGTGTCGTTACTTTTAACCGCATCTGCCCACCGTTTTTGTCGAGCAATAATAACTGGTGCTTGCATTTCTTTAGGCATTCCAGCAGTTGGCGCACCAGATGTAACCATGCTTTCAAATGCGTTTCCTCCATATAAAGCTTTTTGTTTTTTCTTTATGGCATCTACTTCTTTCTCAAGTTTGTAATTATCAATAAACTCATTCATTGCTGGCATATCAAGCTGAGTTTTCCCATCTGGGTTTAGAATGAAACTTCCATCTTTGTTCCTCTTATAAAGTGGATCATTCTCTCCACTAACTGTTTTGTAATTTTCGACTGTAAGAAAACGGTTACGATCTTCCGCTAATAATACTGGGTATCCTTCTTTTACCTCAAATGTTTTTGAGAAGTTTTCGTATTGTTTCCAAGTAGCTGGGTCTCGAAGAATAGTTGGTTCAACTGATGATTTTAAATCTGCGTAGAATTGCCGTCCTTCAGGAGTAGAAAAATCAATTTCACCTGAAGCAAGTGCTTCTGGTAGATAATCAACAAATTTGTCTTTTGCCGTTTGCGCAGCTAATTCATTATCAATTTTTTGCTTCCGTTGTTGTTGCTCATATTTGAATTGCGTCTTGACCATGTCTAGACGTTTCTTCTGCATGGCATTATTAGCAGCACTATTCCATATAGCCTGTCCCGCTCTTAACCCACTCGCAAATGCTGATCCTGCGCTCATTATCCTAATAGTTTATCTGTTACTTTTCCAGTTGCCACCCCAGTTGCTAGACCTAAAAGCTGTGCCCCAATTGGTTGCTGATTAGCGGCGTAATTCATTCGAGAGTTGTACCCACTCATCATGTAGCCTTCTCCTCTTGCACCTGCATTTGGGTCTAATGCTAAACCTGTTTGAACTCCTACCGGGTTAAATGGTGACGCACCTGCTTGTGCTCCACTTAATGCTCCCATCTGATTTATTGGAGTGTTCCCACTTAAAAATGCAGCAGCATTAGCCAAGTTCTGTTGTTTCAAAGCCAAACCCGCGTAGCCTTTGCTCATGGCTTCAGATGCAACTGCTGCTGTCCCATAGACATTACCTCTAGATGTCTGTGCGTATTGTTCTGCTTCTTCCACTTGTGCATCCATCTCTGGAGACAATCGACCTCCTGCCAACAAACCTCGTTTAGCGTCAGCACCTAGCATCTCTCTGATTTCGTACCCGGTTGGATCTGCTGCTTTCAGTTCTTCCATTCGTTGCTGGACAAACTCTTTCCCATACTTCTTCTGAACATCGAGCATTGTCTTGGCCATTCTATCTGCTGATTCAGACGCAAACTCCATGTCTGCTCTTGTCGCATCAGCATCTGAGTAGCCTTTAAAATCATAGGTGACATCTTTGACACCAGTCTTATTGCCTTCTCCGTCAAATATTGGAACTTTTAGATCAATTTTTTTGCCAAACTTAGCGGCATTATTGATCATTTTCTTAATCGCTAATGTCTCAGCGTCTGCCCATACTCCGGCTTCGTTTGCTCCCGCCATATTTGGCGCATCTGGAACGTCTGGTGCATATGCGCCCATATCTAAAATTCCTCCTTCAGAAATAATTCTCTAATTTTTAAACTTATTTTTCTCATATGTTCGTTTCCTCCAGTTAAATATGCAACTAGCAGAACTAACTCAGTAAGTTGATCTCTAATAACCAAAGCATAATTCTTCCTGGTCTTGTCTCTTTCCATCCAATCATTGCTATCGATCCATGCGTTTAAACTTGTTAGGTGCAACGGTAGCAAAGAAGTTTTATGGGTGTGAAAGAATGGATTGCTTGGAAGATCAACTAATAACAATTGTGCCAACTTATACTTGGCGGCAGCATCAACCTCATTAGGCTTATCCACTAGATCATCAATGACTCTTGCGGTCTGCGATATAATAGATAGATAGTCCCAAGCGTCAGTGTTTCCATTGGAACTTAGTCTAATCGCTTCATGTACTTTCTCGTCGTAGGTCACGATTCTACCCCCACACTGTTAAGAAATCCTCCAGCATAAATTGATCTTAATGCCAGGTACTTGCTTTCTGTTCCAGCATTGTCTGATTGCTGGAATTTAAATTGTAGTTCACGGAACTCTGGGTACTGAGTCATTGAGTATCTGAACCTGGTGAGTAGTCCACTGCCTAATGTAGATGGAAGTGTAAAACTTAACCTCAATTCTCCTGTGCCAGTGTCTAGTTCATCAGCTAAATTGTCTGTTTGTTCTGCTCCATCGAGGATAACCCCAATATCAATAACAGCATTACTGCGATCAAATTCAAACTCGGCAAACTCAGCATCTTTACTGGTAGTCTGTTCATTGAATGTGAATGCTCTTGTTAACGCTTCCCAACCAGTGTCTTTGTATGTGGTTACTAGTTTATCTTGGAAGTCTGTATCTACTAAATTTTTATCTTCAACAAAATCCCGGTACTGTAATGGGTTGCCAACTTTATCCAGGCTGATTAAATACGGTTTGCCTCCACTAAACTGAGTAACTGCATACTGGTACGGATTTATTGTGCTAGATGGAACCCCACTTGTAATAGTCACATCTCCGTTCCAAACACCCATCCAAGATTGCGTGTTAGTGTTGTAAACTATTGTGGTGTTGTTGATCGTGCTTACCCCGGTTGGGACAGATAGTAGATATCTGTTGTTCCAAAAAACTGATGTGGCATTTTCTACCGCAGCCCAATTAATCTGATCAATAACATCTTGTATTGGGTAACTAATCACACCCACATCAGATGCCACCATGTTTTCTTCCATGGTCCGTCTAATTGATCTGACTCCTGTGCGAGAGAGAAAGAATAAGTCTTCTCCCACTTGGGCAATAGAACCATGAGAGACACATCCTGTGGTCGCTGAAATAGTTCTGATTGTGAAGTCTGATGTTTTAGGTGCAGACCCACTTGCAGCAGGTGTGCCCCCAGCATCAACGACATAGCAACTGTTCTTGCAAAAGACTACTACATTGAATCCAACCCAGCTTGCCAACCCCGTAACAGGATCACCTAAACCAACTTTGAATGGTAAATTAGATGTCCCTCCAAATGTAGTCTCATAGGCTGGAGCGATCACAGCATTACCGTCTCCAGCGTGACTGGGCACTATTGTAGGAAGAGATGTATAACCACTGCCCCCGTTTGTTATTGTGACTGAATCAATTACCCCGCTTCCGTTTACAGTATATTCTCCTGCAAAACCTGATCCTCCACCACCAGTGGCACTAAGTGTGCCAGCAGTATAGGTTGCTCCACCATTAGTGATCGTTAAAGATCCAATTGCTTGAGTGTAATTTGGGAGAAATTCAGAAACATATATTTGATCGTCGCTAGGTTGGTAAGCAAATATTCTGAAATTGTTGTTAACTAAATATTTTGAATTAGTTGGTCCATCAGCTATTTCTTTTACAACAAAAGCAGACCCGCTGTTGTCCCAAGATATTTGACCAATCCTGTTGTTACCAGAATGACTACCAAAAAACAGTTTGTCAGCAATCTGACAAGTGTAAACCCGGTTAGTTGTGCTGTTTGTGAAACCAGTTCCTAGTCCTGACACACTAACAGTTCCACTAGAATTTATTGCGTATGCATTTGAGTTAACAAATGCAATTAATGCCTCTTTGGCATCAGTGTCATAATAAGCTAATGCTTGTGTGTTAGTTGAGGC